TGTAAGTAGTTGTAATGAGTTTTATTGTAATCTATAAGTTATGAAAATATATTTTTTTAAAGAGCACCAATTACATTTTGATACTGAGAGTAATCAAATTGTTTGTCCTAGACAAAATGTTATGTTTAATAAAAAATTCGAAGTTATTCACAAATCAGATTTTTTAAGATTTTTGCATTGCAAATATAGCAATAAAGATCGTTTTATGTCTAATTTTATAGAACCTATTAGAAACGGTGTAGGTAATTTAGAATTGTTAGATTATTTAGAAGCCGAATATGAAGTAGTACCTGCTTTTAGTTACACTGAAGCATTTTCTATTCCTAATTTAATATTTCAGTCAATTGTATTCGGTAATATCCGAGTAGCAGAAATGATTGCAGAATTAGGTCATACTCGTATAGCAACTGAGGGGTTACCTGTAAAACATAAGCAATATTCAAAAGCAGGTGAGTTTTTAGGTTACCACGAATATCATGTTATTTTTGAGACACATGAAGTATCAGGTAGCAAATTAGGCTTAAGAGATAACATATATGCTGTTAGATGCTGGTGCACTACTACAAATAATGAGCATTGGTTGTGGATCGATGAAAAATATAAAGATGATCCTCTAGAGGCTATAGCACATACATTTTTTATACACGAGAATTTAATACCTCATATAAAAGAGTTAAAACGCCAAGGTGATGTATTATTAGTAGAGTTAACCGGTGATATAGAACCGCGAGGCAATATGGTGTCTTTAAGCAAAGATCAATATTTTAATTTATTAACCGCACAAAGTTAATAAAATGGTTGGATAATTGAAATATTATTCTTATATTTATGTATAGTTAATTAGTAACCTTTAATTTTTAGTAATATGCAAGTAGTTGTTTTAGAACCGAGTACAAACACTCACCGTTTACAATCAAAATCAGTTGAGGTAACAGATTTAGGACATGGTATCTTAAAAGTAAAAACATCTAAAGAAGGTGGTATTGTCACTCACGGTGAACATGGTACCTTAGTAACCGAATCTGAGAATATTATTAAATATGTTCAGCAAGAGCTAAATCCTCTTACTAAAAAAATGCAAAATGCATTTGACTAAGTAATTAATTTATTATAGTATAAGCCCCTAGCAATAGGGGTTTTTTTACTGTTCAATATTTATTAATAATACTAATACGAGTAATATAAGCTAACAGTACATGATAAAGTTAAAAAACATATTAAGTAGAATTATTTCAGAACAAGTGCCATCTAAAAAACTTAATGTATTATTTGTTGGTGATTCTCAAACCGCAGCTCCATGGAGTTATGCAAATACATTAATTAAATCTGGTCGTGTAACAGGTGATATAGTTGCAAAAAATGGAGCTTCGACTTCGGCTGTACTACAAATGTTACGATCTAATATATCTGATGAATACGATGTAGTATCTATAATGGCTGGTGGTAATGATGGTGCATCGCCAACTCCTCTAAATGCAATTGAAAATTTTAAATCTATGTTTCAGATTGTAAATCAGCATGGTGCAAAACTAGTTGTAGTAACTAACCCAACAAAACGTTTTATACAACCAGGCGATTCTTATTATAAAAAACAAGGATATCCTTCGAATGATAAAATTTCCAATTGGCTAGCAACTGAGTCGGATGCGTATGCTGTAATTGATACTGGCGATTTTAATAAAGCAGATTTTACTAAAGATCATGTACATTTAGATAGCGATGGTCATTTTAAAATTGCAGATCTTTGGAAAAAACGTGTAGCAAATATTGATGTAGATAGGCAAGATGAGCCAGCATCGGAAAAATGGCCAGTTATCGCAAAATATGGAGATCGAGGCGATGTTGTATATAAGTTGCAGCAATTGTTAATCAATCTCGGATTTGAGGTAGGTCCAATGGAAGATGATGGTATATATGGGCCATATACCAAAAAAGGAGTAACTAATTTTCAGAAAGATATTGGTTTTGAACCAACTGGTATATATGATGAAAATACTCAAAAAGAATTAGAAGCTAAATCTAATATTTCATTGAAAAGTTTATTGCCCCGAAAAGAAAAATCATCAATAACCAAATTAAATATTGCTTCTAGTGCAACAGCAACCGGAGCAACCATAATTGACTTTTTTGTAGGTAAAGGATTAACACCGGAACAATCTGCAGGAATAGCTGGTAATTTATATATAGAGTCTACATTTAAAACAGGGGCAATTGGTGACCGTGGTACTTCGAAAGGATTGGCTCAATGGCATAATGAGCGTTGGTCTAATTTAGTTGCATGGTGTGAAGGGGAAGGAATGGATCCATATTCAGTAACCGGCCAGCTTGAGTTTTTATGGCATGAATTGACAACTACTGAATCTAAAGCATTAACTAAATTAAAACAAACACAAACACCATCTGATGCCGCTCATGCATTTGCTAGATGGTTTGAACGACCATCGATTATTCATCGAAAACGAAAAGATGCGGCAGAAACGTTATTTGCAGATTATAAATAATAATTATTAATATGATACGATTAAAATCATTATTAGAACAAAAAACAGAAATGCCGGCTACACAAGCATCATCTAGACGAGCTGTGAAAGTGACAAATACTAACAATCAAGAAACTCATACTACGATGTCAACAACAAATAAACGACCAATTGGTGCAGGATGGTCTTCGTCTAAAGCATGGTTTGCATCAGGTGGCGAAAATTATTGGGATGGCTCGAAAGAACGACCAGCAATTACCGTTAATACTACAGATTCTGGTATTCAATTAACATATGAAGGGCCTGGATCTGGATATGCAATTGCACATGCATCTGATAGTAAAGGTGATTCACTACATCAAGCATTTAATGTTATAATAGCAGAAGCTAATCCTTATTTAATTAAAGGCGGAATAAAACCAGATATATTTAACATACAAACTAGTTGTACTAAGAAAGGGAATATGTATAATATGAAAATAACAATCCCATTTACAAAAGTAGATAAAGGCGTATATCAGTTAAATCGTAGAGGTGGTTGGGGACACGATCCTGGTGCTAATGCTGTAACATCTGCAGTTGGAAATGTACCTAATTTAGAAGGACCTGATAAAGTTGTTGTTAATACAGGTGGTAGTAAAATTACAGAATATTTCGTGACATATACAATATGATCATATTTATATAAAAAAGAAAATAATACGATGATTAAATTAAAAAACATATTAACTGAAGGATTTGCGTGGGAACGTAAAGAAGGTAAGGGTTTACCTACATTAGCTGAAGTTCAAGCAGAATATGAACGTAATTTAGCTGAAAATGATGATTCGAACTTTTCGGAATATTCAAATGATGCATTAATGGATATGAAAGTAAGTCTAGCTAGATACCAAGGTACTGAATCTGAAATTGAAAAAATAAATAGCGAACTAGATAGACGTAACCAAAATGCATCACTTGATGAAGTAGGTGAAAATGATGATGTTTATTTAGCAGCAAATGAAGCATTGGATGCTGTAGGTGAAGAAGATGCTGACATCGATAATGATGGTGATTCTGACAAATCAGATGACTATTTAAAGAATCGTCGTAAAACGATATCTAAAAATATCGATGAAGGTATTGTTGCTAGATTTAAAAAGAATCTTTTAGGTGGTGCTGTAAGAAAGTAATTATGATTAAGTTAGTTAATTTATTGCGAGAACAATATGTCTCAGATGATATGTTAAAACAGCTTGCGTTAGAAATGGGTGAAACTATTGTTGAATTTTTAGGTGGTGGTAATAATGGTCAAGCATATTTAACTCAATCAGGTAAAGTATTAAAATTTACTGCTGATACTGCTGAGGTTGCTTTGTCGACTAGATTAAAAACTAAACGATTATACAAACATATTGTCAATGTGTATGATGTCCGTGCTGTCGAAGGTGTAACTAATAGTTATCTAATATTAATGGATTTAGTTACAGATCCATTAGATGAGCATGTAAATTGGTCAACACAATGGAATTATATAAGCCGACGATATTTTAGTAACGAACAGACAGATGCAGAATTATTACAATGGATTAAAGATACAGATGGTCAATGGTTAGATTTTGATATGGACTTTATCAATAAAATCATGCCACAACGAACTGGAATTAAACGAGATTTTTCTGAATTGAGAATTGTACCAGACGAAGCACATGCTGGTAATATGGGTTGGAATCGACATGGTAATTTTGTTCACTTCGATGCTTGGCAAAAAGAACATTATACTAAAGGGGTTCGTACTAGATTTAATGGAGAACCAATTCGACAACCTAGTGGTAAACTAGATACTAAAATTAATAATACACCATACAAAAAAGGATTATCTAAACCATTACAATCTTTTAAAACTGGAAATAATTAAAAGTATGATCAAGCTAGTTAATTTATTGCAAGAAGCATCATTACCAATTGATATGATAAAAAAATTGGCATTGGAAATGGGTGAAACTGTAACAGAGGCAATTGGTGTTGGTGCAAATGGCATTGCATATGCAACCACATCCGGCAAAGTTGTAAAATTAACAGATGATCCAGCAGAGGTTGCGTTAGCTACAAGATTACGTACAAAACGTTTGTATAAACATATTGTTAATGTGTATGAAGTAAGACCTATAGAAAATTTAAATAATAATTATATAATTCTAATGGATACAGTTACGCCATTCCATTTAGGAGAACAAAATCAATGGTTTTACCTACGCAAGGAATATTTCGATCGAAAAAAATCAGATAAAGATTTTTCAGAATGGATATCATCTCAACCAGAAAGAACATCAAATCGAATATATGATAAACAATTTATTGAAAAAATAACTCAACAACGAACAGGTTTATTACGAGATTTTTCCGAATTACGAATAGTATGGGATGAAGCACACGGTGGTAATATGGGTTGGAATCGCCATGGTAATCTAGTTCACTTTGATGCATGGCAAACTGTGCATCATACACAATTAGGTACGTCAGGCGATTCTGCGTTAGATTATGATGAAGCAAATGAAACTCCATATGCAAAAGGATTATCTAAACCATTACAGTCTTTTAAAAATAGAAATAACTAATAGTATGATACGTTTAAAAACATTGTTAGAAAATAAAAAAACTGAATCATTTGATAGATTATCTTATTATGTAGAATATTTTAAGAATCTATCACCAAAAGGTTTTATTGTGAAAAAATCTGATGATGAGATTATCATAAAAATAAAAAAGAAATAATTAAACATATTCGACTGCTACCTAAGGTCGTTTTAGTTAGGCTCAAGTGTAAAAAGCTTGAGCTTTTTTTATGTTCGCATATTTATATATAAAATATAGGAAATATAAGATAATGGAATATACTGCGGAAGATTATGATATATTGTATGGATTAGATGATATACAATATGAAGTAGTATCATTAGACTTAATCAATATATAAATTAAATTAAAAATATACAAATGAGTACAGTAAAAACACCAAGAACATTAAATGATGTGTCTGTTAAAATTTTAACGGATCGTTTACGAGACGAATATACCGCACATTATTTTTATAGAAATGCAACCAATTGGTGTGCTGGAATTGGATACTTAAAGGCAGCTGCATTTTTTGCAGCAGAATCTGTATCAGAATTAGAACACGCAATGGATATCCAGAAATTTCTAGTAGATTGGAACGTTGATCCATTATTACCTAGTATTAAACCTAATATTCAATTTACGGATTTAATTGATATTGTTAACAAATCATATGCAATGGAAAATGGATTATTTGAATCATATTGTAAAAATTCCACAGAACTATTTGCTACAGATATTAATACATTCGACTTTCTAACAAAATACAGAGGCATACAAAATGATGCTGTAATTGAATATTCAGATTTACTTAATGCTGCTATGCTAGTTGATACTAACAACAAATTTGATATATTATACTTTGAACAAACATATTTTAATTAAAAGAAATAAATTAACATGAACAAATCATTTTTAAACAATCCATTATTCCGTAAAATTCTTAAAGAAGAATTGGATTTAGTACGTAACGTAATTAATGAAAATTATAGTGCTGATAAAATTTGGTCGTCTATGTCTGAAAAAGATAGAGAAGATGTGTTTTTGGCATCAGCTGATGATAATGGACCAGATTTAGCTAATCAATATGCTGCGGAATCCGTATGGGATAATGTTCCTGCAGATATACAAGATACATTAGATTTATCTGCATATGAATTAGCAAATGATGATCAAATTGGTCGTACTAATTTAAGAGCAATTATTTCATTATCTAATAACGATATGAAAGTTAAACAAATTGTTGATAAATTTTTAAATGCAATTGGTAGAGAATCAGTTCAAAATTTAACAAAAAAACAATCAAGTAAATTATTAGATGCAGTTCATAGCAGACAACGTGGTGTAACTAAATCATGGAACCCAAATGATATGGGTAACATTAATCCAAATGACTATGGATCACTCGGATCATAAATGTAAACGCTATAAATTTATAGTAGCAGATATTATACAAGAGTCTGGTGATATTAGGCGTGAATTTATAAATACAGCACATATACTACGACTTTATGTTGTAGATAACAATGTATATGCTGAATTAACTAATAACGTTATACTTAAATCTACGGCTAGTAATCTAGATGCATTTATTGAAAAATTTTACCCATAACTTAACTATAGTTATATTTATATTAAATTAAAAAGGTTTATATTATGTCAGAACAAGAAATTACGTCACAAGAAATGTATGTGGTTATGGAACAAATTTGGTTAGAATTCCAAGAAAACCATAATAGGTTTACTGAAAAAAATGTTAAAACAGCAGCTGCTAGAGCTCGTAAATCAATTAACGAACTTAAAAAGCTAATTAGTAAGTATCGTTCAACTCAGTTAGCAGAAACTAAACAACCTGCTAATTAAATTTAATTAATTATGGCAAAGTCAGTAGAATATATTATACGATCATCGATATCGAAATTAATCAAAGAAGCTCCCGAATTGGATAATGCACCGGTAGATGCTGAGAAATCAATGTTTACTCCTGCAGAGAAAAGTTTCTTAGGTAAATTTGATGCACGCGGAACTACTCATATAGGTATAATATATTCTACTTCCGATGCTGGTATACAAGAATTCTTAATGCGTACCGGTAAGGATCTAAATTTGTCTAGAGAAATGCTAGATAAATTAATTAATGATGGTATTATAGAAATTGCACCATATGGTGGTTATGGAAATGATACTAACTATACATTACAATTAAATTTATCATTGGATGACATTAATGGATTTGGTGATGCTGAGAAAGAGAAATTAGAAACGGGTGATGACGCATCTGGAGCTCCTGCACCAGGTGGTGAAGAACCTCTTATGCCAGAACCAACCCCGGGCCCGGAAAATGCATGGGTTGTTAGATATGGTGATATAATTTCAGAATCAGTAAAAATAGCTACTCAGTTAATTACTGAAAAAACTAAATCAAAAACAACGCAAACTAAATCAACAGTACACGTTAAACAATCACGTGAATTAAATTTGTTACCTAAAGGATTCATTACTCAATTAGAACGTATAATTGATATGATTAACCTTAAAGCAAAAACTAAATTTACAAAACAACGAGTGATTGCTGACATATTAGATAATTTAGCTGTTAATTTAGATTTGACTACCGATCAAATTCAAAAAGCATATATCTATCATAGAAATCAAAAAAAATTAAATAAACTTTTAAATAAAAAATAGCTTGGATTTTAAATATATATTTCATATTATTATGGTATATAATTAATAACTAAAATTTTATTTAAAATGGGGTATTACACAGCAAAGGTACAATTGACAGATGTGGTTGACACACCTAAAGGTACAAAAGAAAAAAGAAGTACAGAAACTTATTTAGTTGAAGCACTTTCAGTTACAGAAGCAGAAGCAAAAGTAGTTGCAGATTTCAAAGGCTATACTTTCGACTTCGAAGTAAAATCAGTTACGAATAGTAAAATTGTTAAAATTATAGAATAATGGCATACAAAGCAGGAGATACCGTTATAGTTACATTTGAAGATGCAAATCGAGTAGCAGTAATTTTAGATAGTTTTCTAGTCAACAAAAAAACAATGTATGATATATTGTTAGAAAACAGAAGTGCTATGACAATGATAAATACGTCATCGAATAATAGAACTTATATTAATAGAACGTTAACTAAATTGCTATGCGATAGTGATCAAATAGTAACAACTATCCCTTATAAGGAACTATTAGAAAATGATGCATTGCCAATTGTTAGAGCATAATTAAAAATTAGTTATAAATAAAAAAACATGATTAAAAGTATTAATTCGCCAGCTGCAATCTCAGATAAGTTTGTAAAGAGATATGGTAAAGTATGGGCAGAAACAGATTTCATTATTGCTGATAAAATCTCAGAAGAAATCTTTAAGGAAGATCCAATGAATACTGATGTTGGGTATTTAACATTGAATAGCAGAAAAATACAATTTAAATTTAAAGATCTAATTGCATATTCTAAAAGTGTTGAAGAATTGATTAATACAATTTATTCATCAGAAGCTTCTAAAACTGATACATTTGATGTTTCAATTAGAGGAGAATCTTTCGTATTATGTAAACATGAAATTGCAAGATTATCGACAACATTGTTAGATGCAACCACTGCTATCACACGTGGATATGAGCTAGGCTTATATTTATAATAAAATATTATACCTATATGAAAACATTTATTTACTATTCAAAAACAGATAATTCATGTGAACCTATAGGTCGTGTAGCTGCCACGTGTTGGTATAATGCATTAGAACAGATTGCAATAATTAAACGATTACCTCCAGGAGAAATCGTAGACTTATTTGAAATACAACAACTAAATGTAAATGGAAACACTATTCAATAGTATTAACGTTAATTATTCAGAGTATAGTTATTTTAGTAAAAAGTTAGATATTGCATCCCGTGCATCATTTTTGTTTCAATTGTTTGAAGAACAACAAAATGCATTAAATAAACGCGGACCTGATCTAGCTCAATTTTTTAAAACAATTATTGAGGAACGATTAAAAGATTCACCAGACACATATATTACAGAAACATATGAAGATCCAAAATATGCATCGGATCCTAATAGGGTTGATATTCTAATTGATGATACTAATATAATGGTAGAATCTAATAGTTTAAAAGCAATTCGCCAGGTAGTGTATAGATTCATAGAATCTGGATATATATTGAGACGTGATAAGGTAGCTGAGAAGTCTTTTAAGGGTGGTAAGATTACTAGGTATCTTCGTATCTTCGCTATCATAGATCAAACGTCTCATATATGTATAAATTAAAATTATGGCAGTTATGCAACCGCCGACTTCGATAGTCGACAAATTCAATAAACAACATTTTAAGCCAGGTGACGCAGTTTGTTTCACCTGGTTCAACACTAAAGGATTTGGTTATGTTATTAAAACTGCGAAGTCTAATTGGGGTGTTATGTACACCATTCAATTGGGTAAAAGAAAATATCCATGTGGCATTCAGATTGGTGAGTGGAAAACAAAATACGAAACTGGGTTATTACAATACGATGTTACAAAACAGTATACCGTCGACGAGCTCAATGAATATGCAGCAACCGCCGGCGACTCTATTTACGAAACGGTTACCTTCCGACGAGTATCTCGAGATGATGAAAACACTTCCGACGATACCGGAGATACCAATGTCATTATTAAAAAAGACACCACAATACCAAAAACTGCTAGCAGAAGAAACAATAAAGTCAGCAGAGCAAATGCTGGTGTCAGTGACAACGATGTACAACAAAACAGATCCGAAGAACCTAGCACAGTCGATGTTAGTCCAATTAGCATTAATGGAGTGCAGCAACGCGATACAAAGAAACGAGGTAAAACTACAAAAAATGAATTAAATGATGCTATACAAAAGCAACGAGATTTTCTTAATGGATTTGTGAAAAAAGATTAGATTGTGGTTGGATAATTGAATTCAATTTCTTATATTTATAGTATAAGAGATTTAAATAATTAACTAATTAAAATTTAAGAGATATGAAAAAGTTAGCAATTGCCTTAGCATTAGTAGTAAGTAATATTTCTTTAAGTCAATCATATAAAGAAATACATTGGACTGATTCAATTACTAATCCTCGAAGATATCATAAAGTATTCGATTCGTTACGAAAAATTAATATTGATTTAATTGATATCGATCAGGTTGAAAATGAAATATACCAATTAATTAGTAAGTATAGAGCAGAACATAAATTAACACCAGTAAAACGAGATAAAGATTTAGATACATTTTGTTTAACACAATCTATAGCTCAAAAGAAAGCAAAAACAGCATCCCATACTATTAATGGTTCATTTCAATCTAGATCTGATAATTTTAAGAAATGTAGACTTACTGGTGAAATGTGTGCCGATGTAGCCATTGTATTTCGGATTAATGGTAATGAACCAAAATTACTTTCATTAGCTGAAGTAATGTTTTATGGTTTTAAAACTAGTGAAGCACATAACAAAATTATGTTAGATGGATATCATGAATGTAATAAAAATTATGAATTCATTGGTATTAGTGTTGTAGCAGATAATACCAATGAATCAAAAAGATTTTATGTAACGGTTGTATTTGGTAAAACAGATCGAGTTTCAATTGATGTGATTGAACATGGATCTAATGTTGAAATAACTCTTAAACATTATTAATTATTTCCAAATTGGACAAACAGGAATTACTTGAGCGCCACCGACACTTATACCACCACCTGTTTTAGTTGGAACACGTTGTTTTGATTTTTTTGGTATTGTAATATCTTTAAACCCTAATACTATTTTATAATTAGAAACAATTGTTTCGTTTGGTAAAAATGTTACAATTTCACCAGGCGTATTTCCAATTGTCTCAATCAATATACTTCCGTAACTTCCTTTAAATGGTCCGTATAATTTATCATACTCCGCTTTAAATTTAGGATTTAATTTACCAGTACCAAAAAAGTGATCTTTTTCTGTTTGTGTATATTCCGGTCCGCGATTTGGCTTTTCGTCGAATTTTTTAATAAGTTGACCTTTAAATTCCGGGAATGTTTGTTTTACTAACGTATCTAACGTTGCAACAATTGTTTCACAACGTCGTTTAGCTAACTCAACATTACCAGTTTCTCTAGAAAAAGTACCACCTAATGTAGTTGGTACCTTACTCGTTGAAGATCCGCCTAATATTTCTATTTTTTGTATTGTTTCATCTGCAGGTATTTGTGCTTTTAATTCAGCAATTAATGATGCAAATTTAGCTTGATTATTAGCAGATACAGCAATTTCATTATCAGTTAAATAAAAATTATTTAATTCTGGATTTGGCTGTGTAATATCTGGATAAAATGCCGAATACATCGTTGGAGCTTTTACAACAGGTGGTTTAGCTGCAGTTGTTATTGTTTCGGATGCTCCGCCTATAGAAGCATTCGATACATTCTTTAAAGATTTACCATAAGTATAACCTTTAAGTCTAGCATGCTTTTCTATTTGTAATCTAGCTTTTGCCATTAATGCAGTTTTTTCTTCAGGTTTAATATTTGCCCATAATTTTTTAGATCTTTCGGGGAATAATCCTACTACAACTGATTCGGTTCCATCTGAATATGTTACTTGCTCTTTAAGAAATTTACGTGTTAATTTAGATTCATTAAGATTTTTAACTCTAAAACGAAGCATATTTTCTGCTAAAATGTTTTTCATTGTTATTTCTTTTTTAGTTTATTATAAATATAATTATAGTATTATTTAATATTTTTTCTGCTTCGAGCCAATTTCTCAGCCCCAGATAGATTACTAATATCATTTGGGTCTAATGGACCAGTTAATGGTTTAGTACCACTAGTTGTTGTCGATGTATAGCCATATCCATAGTTACTAGTACCTTTTCCTTTTGTAAGTTGAGTACCTAATGATTGCTGTGATGCACCTGGTACTAGTTTTGCTAATGCATCATGTACGTCATAACGTTGAGATGTAGAAATAGTCGGCATTATATCATCCGCCATTTTTATACCTTGCTTTAATGTAAATTTTCCTGACCTAACTTTATTTTCTATATCGGTAAGTGTATGTGTATCTTTTTGAAATATTACATTGTTCCAATGACGCCATGCTGATTCACTTACATGAGGATCTATTCCGGAATTCCGTAAGTTTTTTATATGTTTAAATCGTTTATACCAATCTTTCATACTTGTAATTCCTGGTTTAAAGATTGCCCTATAGATCGGTGCTCTGTATTTACCTATAAGAAATATTCCTGCAGCATATTTTGCCCATGGAAATTGTGTATCTATATCAGCTACTTTCTGCAGAGCATCAGTACCCAACCATGCTAAACCAGTAGCCTCATTGTCATCACCCGTTTGTTTAACTGGGACTTCATTAAATTCATCTAGTTTATTTATTTTTCTTGCGTATTGTTCTGATAATTTCATAATTATTTCTTTTTTAATTGTTTCATAAACGCATTATAAACTTTTTGTTCATGTTGTTTAATCAATTCCTCATATGATGGCATTACCCAATCATACGCTTTCTGATAACCAGCTTCTGCAGCTTGATATCCTAAATCAGCAACATTCCATTGAGTTCCAAATTTACCTAATTTAAAGGTACCTTGACCGAGTTGTTGTAACGCTGTTTTTTTAGCAGGTGATAATGTAGATGCTGCAATTTTACCAGCATTTGCTTTAGCTTTGGCTCGTACTAATGATTCGATTTCTTTTTTAATAAAGTCTTTATTCAATCCAATTTTTTGTAATATTACTTTTTGAGCTGGTGTTGCTTTTTTAGTTTGAGATGCTTTTATCAATGCGTCAATACCTTTTTTAGTCATTCCTTGTATACCGGGTATTTTATTAAAAAGACTAGGTATGCCTGGTAGCAATGCAAATACTGTTGCTAACCCAGCTTCTCGAGGTTGACCTTCCGATGCATATAATGCAGCATTACCTAATTGTATACCAGCTGATAACAATAATCCAATACCCGGTATAAATAAAGCACCAAATGATGTGACATCTGCTATATTATGCAATGTTTCAGAATCAATTGGAGTTATCGTCATTGGATCTGCACTTTTAAACGATGGCTTTGATATATCTATAGGAAGTTTTGTTTGTTCGGCTAATTGTTTCCGTTTAACCGTCTGTTCGTATTGTCTAGATTTATTCATAATTAATTATCATATTAAATTTATATATAAATATATAATTATCACATTTACTTGGATTTATGAATAAGTTTTTCTATTATTATAGAAAATGTAAGCTATATGAAAAGAGTAGGGTATGCATGTATTAACATGGAATTAAGTAAGCAGAATATTCGTACCGGTCGTACGATGATTGATAGAAAATTCAAACAAGGTGGGTTGAAATTAGCATCTGAGATATCTTTGGCTAATGCCCAGGACTTAATTAAGATTTTAGAATGGAACGAACAGCATGATATCCGTTTGTTTAGATTAGGTTCTGAGTTGTTTCCTCGATGGAATCATTATGAATTGAATGCATTGCCGGATTATGAAGAAATTTCAGAAGTATTGAAACATGCAGGTGATTTTGCTAAGGCACACAACCATCGTGTAACTACTCATCCTGGTCCTTTCAATATATTAGGTTCGCCTGAAGCACGTGTTGTAGACAATAGTATTATTAGTTTAGAACGCCATTCTGAGTTGTTTGACTTGATGGGCTTTGCACCTAGTTATGAAAATAAAATAAATATACATGTTGGTGCTACCTATAATGATAAGCCTGGTACTATTCGTCGTTGGATTCATAACTATGATCGTTTGTCTGATAATCTTAAGGCAAGATTAGTTATAGAAAATGATGATAAGGCCTCAATGTATTCGGTACGAGATTTATATGAGATGCTTCATTTAGAAACTGGTATACCTATTACCTTTGATTATTTTCATCATAAATTCAATACAGGTGACTTATCCGAACGAGAAGCATTAATGCTAGCGAGAGAAACTTGGGACTTGCATGGTGTTACTCAATGTACTCATTATTCAGAATCTCGTCGTAGAGAATATCAAACTTTGATTGAAAATATTTGTGATAAACATGGTATTGCTTGGGATGATTTACCTAATTGGCCTACCTTTGCAAAAAGTTATGCCGAATTTGGTAAAATTAGAGAACAAGCACATTCTGACTTTATCTTAGAATTACCAGACACATATGATGTCGATTCTATTGATATTATGATCGAGGCAAAGGCAAAAGAACAAGCATTAATTCATGTGCATACTTTACAAAAAAATGCTATGATTTTAGGTTAATTATATTTATATTATATATATAAGATTGATATCCATATAATATATGTGAACAAAAAGTTAATATTAATAAACAAATAAAAGTAAAAGTTATGGCAGATTACCGTTACAAAGCTAAAATTACCGATGATTTAGAAGATGCTAGAGAAATCATTAAAAATGTAGGTAGAGCAATTAAAGAAGGCAAAACAGATGTTGCGTCAGCATTACACAATTTATCAGATGCATTAACAAAGTTAGATTCAGCGAAGTATTATATTGACCGCGAATAATGGCAAAGCAAATTACAAGAAAATTAGGATTTAAACAATTAGCATGTAAATATTGTAATCACAAATGTGAACGAGTTGATATCAATGCAACTGCAATTACATGTTCTAAATGTACGCACCGACAAGTATGTGGTGAGATATTAGATTTATATGGATCTGATACGGTTAAAAAATCTAAAAAATAAGTTATGTTAGAAGCAGAAAAAATCAAATCGAATTGGGAAGAATATCGAGAAATTGTTAATACATTGTTTCCTACTCGTAAAGTTGCATTAAACAAAATGTATGATGAGTTCGAAGAAAGAATGGTATTTATGCCAGCTTCTGGAGTAGAACATTATCACAACGCATTTGCTGGAGGTTATGTAGATCATATACTTCGAGTTATTCAGTGTGCCGAATCATTACATTTTACTTGGACTACAATGGGATCTGATATGTCAGGCTATACTAAAGAAGAATTAGTGTTTGCTGCAATGCATCATGATTTAGGTAAGATAGGATTTCCGGGAGAAGGCAATGAAGTATATCAAATTGAAACTTCAGATTGGCATCGTAAGAATCAGGGTAAAATGTATAAGCATAACCAAAATATTCCGTTTGCAATGGTACCAGATTTATCAATTTGGTTGTTACAAGAATATGGTGTTAAAATGTCATGGACTGAATACCAATCAATTAAGATACATGATGGTATGTATGATGATGCAAATAAACCATATTTCGTTGCTAGGTCAGCTCAAGCTAAATTAAAAACAAATTTACCTTTATTATTACACCATGCAGATCACATGGCATCTCAGATTGAATATGAACGTTGGAGAAATTATAAAGCAGGTACTCCAGTAGCAGCCTCAGTTAAGTCTACTGCTACTAAAAGTACAGCAATGAAGAACTTAGCAGAAAATAACCCAACATTAGATACTTCGATATCAGACATTTTTAGTTCATTTAATACACCTTCTTAATTATGGTAATCTTTATATTAACTATTACATTTGCTGTTGTAGCAGCAATCTATTTCGGTCGAAGAGCTTATATACTTGCTGGATTGTTAGCAGATAGTGAATCTGCAAGAACGGCTGATCAGGAATACTATGAATCAATTGAAAGTGTAAACGAATATATGTATGATCAGGTTGACCGTGCATATAATAAAATGACAGAAATTGATCGTTTAGGTGCATTTGCTAATGATGATGAAGCGGGGACTACATTCCAATTATTAAATGAAGTAATAACTAGTTTACATACAGAATTCAATGGCGAAGCGAGCGAAGAAATCCAATAACTATTGGACATCTATTACGGAATTAGCAATATCCGGTTATAATAGAACACCGAATGAAATTTCACGTGAAAAGATATATCGTAGATTTGTATATCCAGCATTAATGAAAATGGCTGAAAATATTATTAATAAAATAAAGCCAGATTATATTGATTCATCATTTGCTGATTTACAAACCGATTTAGTAACACATTTAACTAGTAAATTGGATAAGTTCAAACCAGAAAATGGAAAAGCATATTCATACTATACTAGAACATCATTTAACTATTTAATCGGCGAAAATCAAAAAGCTTACTCTAAATTGAAAAATGGTGCAATTGAATTAGATATAGATGAACAACGAAATGTGTTGATTGAATTGCATAATGATGAGATGACAGAAACATTGAAATACTTTATGGATGCATATATTGAATATTGTTATGCTAACTTAAATTATATATTCACAAATCAAGCTGATATTCATGTTGCCGATTCTATACTTCATATTTTTGAATCGCGTGATGTAATTGAGGTATTTAATAAAAAAGCGTTATATATTTTTATAAGAGAGCGTACTGGTTTAGTTACTACTAACATAACTAGAGTCGTTAAGGAATTGAAATCTATATATGAACTTAAATTTAAAGAGTACGAACAAAATAACTTCGTAAATTTGCCTTTCTGATATTTATATGAAAATACTCATATGGATAACACAGAAGAAATATTTAAAGGTGTCAGTTTCGCTGATTTGATGCATGATGTATATCATAACTCAAAAAAGAAAGATCGACAAATAAATCAATTGATAGCACAATTACAACCATTGATACGTAATGCATCAGATGCCACTGTAATTGTGCCGTTAATTAAAGAATACTTAGAAGTAAGTGTTAAGAATGATGACCACCTAGTAAAATTAACAGCAATCGTTCAACGATTAATTTCTACTAAACAGCAAATAAATGGTGCTGATAGTTTAATGAGTGATGAAGAAAAAGCTGAACTATTAAAATTAGCAGAAGATACATTTTCAGATGAATTAGAAAATGAAATTGCGATTATAGACCAAGCTGCAATTAAAATCAAACAACAAGCTGCTAAATCAAAGGATTCAAATGAGTAATTATAATCCGGTTGAATTTAGTGTAGCTGAGGTATTAGATGTTACAACGCGAGATACATATAAACATACCGATTCAAATCAATATACATTATTTTCATGCCAAGCAAGACTAGATGGTTTAATTAATAAACCAATTATATCAGTTAAGCCGATTAATATTAATATAAAAAAAATACCAATTATTGGAGAATTGATTTTAGTATTTAAATTAAATAGTACTTTTAAATCATCATCTACGTATAATCAAGAACAATGGTATTATATATCTACAATTGATTTAGAATCAGCAATCAACCATAATTCGATATCGGATTATACAGATTCAGGTAATGCAACTTCTAAAAAACCAGGTAACAATTTTACGGAAACTACCATTAATGCATTACAACCATATGAAGGCGATGTAATATTAGAAGGCAGATGGTCTAATAGTATACGATTTGGTAGTACTCCAGCAAGACCTAGCGGTACCAGTTTATATACAATACCAGAGTCAACCGAATGGTCTGGTGATATACCTGGCGATCCGATTACTATAATAGCTAATGGTAATAAAGCAAATCCTAGTAAATTTAATATAGAATCAAAAAACGATACAGCGTCATCTATATTTTTAACTTCAACTCAAAAACTTAATAAATTAAAACTTAATAATACTATACGCATCAGTGATTCAATTGTATTATTTAATAAATCGCAAATAATAGCATCAGCTGATCGAATTATATTGTCATCTAAACAAGATACCATTATAATGGATTCAAAAGTTGGTATTGAAATCAACGCGCCGTTAATTAAGATGGGTGTTAGTAGCAATAAAGAGCCATTATTACATAGCGCGGCTACTATTAAGTTGTTACAAATAATTATTAATACAATTAAACTCGGATTTAAAGATTCCGCAGGAACTATATGTACTCCAATTAATAAACAGTTATCGGCTTCGACAGTAACTGATTTAATGAAGAAAATAAAGAATTGGAATATCATGGTTGATACATATAAATAAAAAGGTAAATAATGGCTATAGGATCTACGATACCAGCAAATGTTATTGAAAAAGTAACGCCGCTAGTTTTAAAAAATATGGATAAACTACAAGATTTAGGAAATTTGTTAATATCGAAATGTAATAATTTACCTTTACGTATTAAATGTAGCGATCCTAGAATTATTGATATTAAAAAATTATTAGATAAAATTAAAAAATTTATTGATAATATAACAAAACTAATAGCAGTAATTAAAAAAATTATAAAAGCATTAAAAACTGTTAAAACTGCTGCGACGGCAATAAAAGTAGTACAACTGGTATTACCATTACCGCCCTTTACTCCACCGGGCCCGATTGCTGAATTAATGGGTATCGTTAATAAATTATTACAAAATCTTAAATCAGCAATGCCATGCTTTTTAGCAATGATTGATATAATTAAATCAACCGTTGCTGATATTAATGGTATACTCGCAATATCATTAATGATATTGGGTGGGATTTGTTCTTCCGATGTATTTGAGATTTCAAAGGATGTTGATACATTATTAAAAGACAGAACTACTAATACTAGTACATCAGCTACGTCTGTTAATAATAATGGTGATAGTTTAATTACACAGACAACGAATGGAACATATGATCCACTCATGGCATCAAATGACGATTTAAATGAATATATAGATCTATTAAATGGTATAGCAAACGAATTAAATGATCCTACTAGTGCTAGTTTATATTTAGAAGAAGCACCATCATTAGTGTATTCTGGTACAGGTATTCCAGATCCAACGTTAGGTAAACTAGGTGATTATTATGTTGATTTAACTAATTCTAGTATATTAGGTCCTAAAATAACCGATATATCATGGGTATAATAATATAGTGTATAAATATTCCAATTAATTAAACCATTGAATATTTATATATAAAATAACTATATTATGGATACATCTAATTTTTTAAATTCAATACGCAAAATTATTCGCGAGGAAGTACGTACTGTTATAAAACAAGAATTAACGGATATACTAAAAGAAGGATTAAAACCAACTTTAACTGAATTAACACAAACTACTAGAAACCCGAATACAGTTTCAACTAGAAAACCAGTACCAGTTAAAGAAGTAACCAAAACACAAAATCCTGTACTATTTACTGAAAATAAATGGGCGAATATCTTAAATGATACTCCAATTCTTCGAGAACAGTCAGGTAATATAAATTCATATTCTGAAATGTTAAATGAGGAAATGGATGATCTTTCATTTACATCGGCTGATGCACAAGGATTTGGTATGATGCGACAATCAAATAATAAACCGAGTGTAATGGAAGATCCAGAAACGGGTAAGGTATATGACATAGCACCAGCTGTTCAAGATGCCATGACTCGTGATTATTCTGGATTAATGAAAGCTATAGCTGCGAAGAAAGGTAATTAATGTCATATCAAATAATAGAATCACCAATAATATCAACTCAAACAGTATTAGGTATTGATTTATCATTTAATAATGTTGGTATATTTAAACCATTATATTCAACATTAAGACAAGCAGCTGCTAATTTTAGAAATCTATTACAAACACAACGAGGTGAACGATGGTACCATCCAACATATGGTTGTGATTTAATTGCAATTTTATTTGAACCAAATGTTGCTGAATTAAAGCAGGAGATTTCATCTATCATTACAATTGCAGCAAGTACGTGGTTGCCTTATATCGATATTGATGATTTAGTAATTACAACAAATACAGATGATCCATTATTAAGTCACCAATTGGTAATATCAATAACTATTAGTTGCGACACAATACAAACCGAAAAAATTGTTATATTTGTCGGCGAAAGTGGTAATATTTTAATACAATAAGAAACATACAAATGGAAACAAAAAAAGATATATCATATTTAGGTAAAGATTTTGGTCAATTTAAAAGAAATTTAATTGATTTTACTAAACAATATTTTCCAGAATCATACACTGATTTTAATGAATCATCACCTGGTTCTATGTTTATCGAAATGGCTTCATATGTTGGTGATGTATTAAGTTATTATGCTGATACGAATTTAAAAGAATCTTTTTTAAATCAATCAACTGAAAAAAGTAATATTTATGATATTGCTAGAACATTGGGATATAATATAAAAAATATTACACCAGCAGCTGTTAAACTAGATATATTTCAATTATTACCAGCAATTGGTACTGGCGCTAATGTAATGCCAGATTATAGCTATGCATTACAAATAAAACCTGGATTACAAGTAAAACAAATTGATGGACCGGCAGTTTTCCGTACTATCGAAAGTGTAGATTTTTCGTTTTCATCATCATATAGCACAACAGATGTTACTATATATGAAACTGACACTGTTACGAAATTACCTACTTATTACTTACTTAAAAAACGAGTAGATGCCGTATCTGGTAATATAAAAACAGCTACATATGATTTTACTACACCAATACCATATGATAAAATTGTATTATCTGATATTAATATAATTGATATTGTATCAATCGAAGAATCGGATGGTGATAATTGGTATGAAGTACCATATTTAGCACAGGATACAATTTTTGAGGCAGTTCCTAATTTAGCAGAAAATGATCCAGATTTATTCCAATTTCGACCATCTGTTTCTAACTTATTAAAATTAAAGAAAACATCAAAACGTTTTGTTACACGTTTACGTTCTGATAATAAATTAGAAATACAATTTGGTGCTGGTATATCTGATCAGAATGACGAAGAAATTTTACCTAATCCAACAAATGTAGGAAATGGTTTAGTTGGATTAAATAAGACGGTTGATGTTGCAATTGATCCATCTAATTTTTTATATACTCGTGCATACGGACAATCACCAGCTAATACTACATTAACAGTTACTTATACAGTTGGTAATGGTATTACTGATAATGTTGATGCTAATGTGTTAACAAATATACAGTTTATAAATTACAACGAAAACGTTAATTCTGGTGCGAGTGTATCTTTAAAGAATTTTATCAAATCTACAATATCAGTTACAAATGCAGAACCAGCCCGCGGAGCTAAAACAATTGATTCGGTTAGTGATATTAGAAATAATGCAATGGCTAATTTTGGAACGCAAAATAGATTAGTAACTGCTGCAGATTATGTAATTAGAACTTATTCGATGCCAGCTAAGTTTGGTAGTGTGTCAAAAGCATATATTATACCAGATGATCAGATCTCACAACAACAATTGCAGTCATCTACTATAGTTACAAATCCGTTAGCGATGAATTTATATGTGTTAGGTTATAATAGTTCTAAACAGTTAACTGAATTAAATTTAGCAATTAAATCGAATCTAAAAACGTATTTAAATACATACCGAATGTTAACTGATGCGGTTAATATCAAAAATGCATATATAATTAATATAGGTATTGACTTTAAAATCACAGCATTACCAAATTACAATAGTAATGATGTTCTTATACGGTGCATATCCGCACTTAAAACATTATTTGATATAGACAAATGGCAAATTAACCAACCAATTATAAAGTCTGAAATAATGAACGTAATTGGTAATATAAAAGGGGTTCAGTCTGTATTAGCGTTAACTATAAAAAACCTATATGATCCAGTTCTAGGATATTCGAATAATATATATGATTTAAATGCCGCAGATAGAAAAGGTATTGTATATCCTAGTTTAGATCCTAGTATTTTTGAAATTAAATTTCCAGACAATGACATAACAGGTCAAGTCGTAACTTATTAATTTTGATATTTATAATTAAAAGAAAGAATATTTAAAATGGGTGTATTATCTAATAATTACGCACAAATAATTCCAGGAGCTTTAATTTCTGCGAGTTATGTTTCTGATATATATAATGTATTATTAGGATCAGCTGTTGAATCAATAAGTTTAAGTGGATCGTTATCAGTAAATGGATCTATAACAGTAACATCAGGAATAATATACGGTTCATTAAGTGGAAATGCAAGTACATCGACATCGGCATCATATGCTGTTAATTGTACAACTGCATCATTCGCTAAAACTGCTTCATTTTTAACAGCAACTAACATATTAACAATAACACCCGTACATCCATTACCGACTAACATGTTAACAGGATCATTTGCTGTATCTGCTAGTATACCACCAAAACCATATTTTTGGGATGGTACTGATTGGAATGCGTTATATTAAAAAAGGAAATAAATGTTTAGAATATTTTATGCAGAAAATGATGCAGCTATATATGAATCATCAGAAACAGCTAATACCGGTTTAGATGAACTTTTAGAAATTGGTAAACAATTAGGAACAGATGGTGAAACATTGTTTAAATCTAGATCTATTGTTAAATTTGATATGTCAGAAATCAATGCAACACTTTCTAAATATTCAGAAACCTTAGATAATTGTAAATTTGTATTACAATTATATACTACACATGCAAAAAATTTACCTTCAGATTTTACTATAAATGCAAAATTAGTTGGGCAACCATGGATTAATGGTACTGGATTTAGTTCAGATGTACCAGCAAAAACTGATGGGATACAATGGGTCGAACCATTGAGCTCGTGGGCGATGGGTGGTAAATCTGGATCACTATGGATATCTAGTAGCCAAAATGTACAAGTTAATAATTCATCAATATATGTATCTGGATCTGGTACTGGTGGTAGTTGGTATTACCAATCTGGATCAGCATCATTTAATATTAATAATTTTAATCAATCATTTTTTATTCAACCGGGTTTATCTACTACTGAGAATTCTACTACTAGGCCAACTGATATCACAATGGATGTTACTGATGCTGTAAAATTGTGGATTAATGGAAGTGGTGGTAATACAATTGCAAATAACGGGTTTATACTAAAATTTTCAGATGCAGATGAAACAAATCCAAATGTATCTGGCGTTATTCGTTATTTTAGTAGAGAAACACATACAATATATGTACCTCGTTTAGTAATGTATTTTGATAACAGTACATTTAATACAGGTGCATTATCTGCAGTTAATTTAGAATCATATACTATATATTCAAATGCTAAACCGGAATATAATGATAATGAAATAACAAAAATTAGATTGTATACTAGAGATAAATATCCACAAAAATCTCCAACAAATTTGTTTCCAATAACTACGGTTAAGTATTTACCAGCAACAACATATTATACAGTATTAGATGCCGCTACAGATGAAGTCATAATTCCATATGATGATATTTATACTAAAGTAAGTTGTGATTCTACAAGCAATTTTATCTATATAGATATGAATGGCTTTATGCCAGAACGTTATTATAGAATAAAATATAAAATTGTAGATGGGTTTACTGAACAATATATAACAGATTCTGTATATTTTAAAGTTGTTAGATAATATCTAGATTATGATACATAAAATTCAATATTTACGAACATTACCAGTTGCTGGTATGGGTGCAACAACGGGTTGGACAGATAAAGATTTATCACCGGATCCTATAGATCCAAATATTCCACCAGATCCATTTCCACCATTTGTTGATCCTGATATTCCTCCAGAAGATCCTCGGCCAGCACCGCCGGTGACATATTCTGGACCAAATTTTGCTCTTAGAACGTGGGATACATATTTTGATGGCATTATTAATTCTTTTTATTTAGCATTTCGAGATAACGGTGTTAATACAGTTGAGTGTTTGTTGTCAGATGAAAATTCAGCAGGTATTACTATTGATGCATCGGCTATGAAAGTGACTAAAATAATTCCTAGTTTAACGTGGCCAAGTTATATTGAACAAGCATCTGGTATTTCACAAATAAATAATTATTTAAATACTAGTATAGCTAATGCTAAACAGAAAATAAGTGATATACGAACTACTAATAATAAAATAGTTAATGATAATCGAATAGCTGCTCAAAAAATACAAGATGAAAAAGATTTACAAGCGTTAAAAGATCAAGAGGCTTTAAATGCAAAAATAGAAAAAGATCGTTTAGATGTTATAAAAAATGAATTATTTAAATTAGGCGAAACGATATCTATGTTAGATGCACAAAATCCGTTAACAATTGGTCGGAAATTGGTTAACGGATTAGAATATATATCAAATAAAAAAGATGTGCATACTAGAGATGAAGCTGGTAATATAATAGTAACTAAACAGTAATATAATGAGTAAATTATTAATAATTAATGGGATAACATATGAAGTTTCATCAAGTAAACTACAATATGCAATTGATACTCAGTTCAATTATTTTAAGTTCCCGCCTCGTATTAAATCAGTAACACCGAGTGACGCATTGGATTTAGGTGACACATTAGATACGATTGATATAGTATCTGCTCAATATTATATTAGTGAGGATGCTGGCCAGCCAGTATCACCTGGATCAGAAGCAATAGTATATCGAGCAGGTGATTACAGTACTGATGTTTATAATACAATATTACCAGATGGTCGTAAAAACCCAACATTCCCACTTGGGTATACTGTCTATCAACAATCAAATGATAAACGGGATCACGGTGGATGGCTCATACCTACTAAATTAGATATGGGTGCTGTTATAAACGGTGAACCATTAGTAAAACCGAATACGTTTATAGTAACCCCTGAAATGATAGAGTTGGGTGAAAATATATATTTTAATATACAGGTAGCGATGCGTGTATCATTAAATGAAGGATGGGTAAATATACAGGAATCGGAAAATCCATTAGCTGTGATCACGCCTGGTAGTTTAGCTGAATATGAGTCATATTCTCGAATAGCAGTACCTAGGCCATACGAGAACTTTACATGGGAAACAGGTTTTGATAATACCTACAATTTTGATAACATGACCTATGATATGGATAAATTATCCCCGTGGTATAACAAGTATGCGCCTTATGTACGAAGTAACTGGTTTAATGAGAATGTGCTTCAACAGACACATAAATTAGCTATACAAAATTCAGTATTAGTAGAATTACGTGTTCATAATGCAGCGGATGGTGAAGCTGCAGTTGCAGTTAAGAAACAAACGTTAGGTGCGTTAGCTGGTACGTTTGATCCGAAGCCATCAATGGAAAAGGTTTGGTATAGTTCAAAAGCGGTGAATGATGTGAATTTAACTGATCCGAAGTTCGATTTCCGTACTTACAATGCTGGATGGGAAATAGAATTAGAGATTAATACGTTAATTCAACAAATCAGTAAATTTGATGAACAATATAAATCACTTAATACTATATATAATAATTTATTAACATTTATATCAGACCGTAGTACAACAACTCAATTAAATGAATTAGCAACAGCTAAGACAAATTTAGAAAATTCACAAATAGAGTTAAATAATGCAGTTACCCAATTGGATAACAAACAAAAACAACTTAAAAACGCAAGAGTAGCAGTTTTAAATGGTAAGTATAATCCATATCAACAACCGACATATAAATCATTAAGTTCAGGTGTATATGGACCTGATTTCTTTTATGATGTAGAAAAACTACATCCTGTTAAATCTAATAATCCAGCTGGTATATCTAATCGCGATAACATGTTGTATAAGATAAAATATATGATAGATATAAAAAAAGCTAAACCATATGATGAATATTATATCGAAACAAGTGCCGGTACACCATATAATTTATTATATAAAGATCGTACATATTGGCAAATTGTACCACAATCAAAACTATCAACTTTAATATAATTAATAGATATTAGAATATGTTAAATCAATATAAAAATTTAAATCAAATAATAAATACTAATTATGCAATAATTGGCGATCGTTTCGATTTAACAGATCATAATTTAATTGATGATGCTATATCGTTAAAGGAAGTTCCGAATATCGGTAAGGGTCGAGTTGAATTGCATATATATTCTAACCAAACATGGATTACCGGTAATCATATAGTTGATAATATACAAAATAATGTACAATTGTATTCAACAGCCTCAGGTATATCAACACCAATAAATTTAGGTACATATCCAATTGGAATTGACATATATAATGAATTATCAAATTTAAAATTAAATTCTGGTAATTTTAGAATCGTTGTTAATTTTTTTAACGATTTAATAGGTAGTTATAATAATCCATTTATATTTATTGATGAAATTTCCCCAGATCGTACTGAATTAAAATTACGTATAACTACGTTAGATAATGTTATTAATAAAATGCAAGTTACATATTTTATTAAAACAGTACATCAAGTCAATCCGATTACGTTAGATCCAAAATTTATATCTCATCAGTTTACTGACCCGATTCATAAAACATATTTATTAAATTTTAGTAGAAATAAAATATTAAAATTTATTAATAGTGTTGTTATTGATGGTGAATTTTTATATGTTAAGTTACAAGACCCTGCTCCTGATTTTGTTACACCAAAATTAAAATGTTGGGTAACTGAAGAGTTACGATATCCATATATAGATCGTATTTCATTACAGGAAATACTAGCCGGAATAACCTATAACACGTTATCTAATGCAAATTGGGATGCTTATCAATCATATAATGTATCATCAGAAACTGGTATTAAAAATTGGAATAGTTTATTAGGATCATCTGTACAGACATCTCAAGAAATTGTTGATTCATATTTTTCTGGTAGTTTATCTGGAGTTAAATTGAATATTGATTATTCTGATTTTAATAATTTTGTATTTTATAGTTCAGCTGAAGCACGATTAACTAATTTTAAATATAAATTAGAATTATTAGAATATTATACAACACAAATTAATACATTAGCATTAGTATCAGGTTCGACCGCTACAACTAATATTAATGATTATAAATTAAATAAAACAAATTTAATTGGCGGATTTGATGGATTTGAAAAATATTTATATTATCAATCATCATCTAAATTACATACGTATGACGTACCACACGAATCGCCGAATGTAGCTAATGTAACTGGTAGTTATGTAAAACCATTACCTAAATCTAATACAACATATCCATATACAATATACCCGGTAACTAGTAGTCAATTTGTAAATTGGTATGATAATTTAATTGCAACATCATCGTTATATGATTCGTTAAATTTAAATAAGTTAACAACTACATTACCGCAAACCGTATTAACAAATGAAACCAATACAGATGTAATTACATTTGTTGATATGTTAGGACATCATTTTGATATATTGTATATGTATATTAATCATATGTCGTCTATTAATAAACGTGATGAAAATCCAAAACTAGGAATGCCAGGTGAATTATTATATTCTGTAGCAAAACAGTTTGGTTGGAGTTTACAAGATGGTAATCAACATCATGATTTATGGCAATATGCATTGGGGACTGATGCATCGGGTATTCCATTAACCGGAAGTAATTCAGTAGGAGACCCATCTGTACCTAGTCATGATCTAACCCATGCCGTATGGCGCCGTATTGTTAACAATTTACCATTATTATTAAAATCTAAGGGTACTAAGAGAAGCGTACAAGCATTATTAAATTGTTATGGTATCCCACAATCCATGATTAGCATTAATGAATATGGCGGACCCGCTAGCACGGATAATATACCAATTTATGAAAAATTACAATTTAATTATGCATTAGATTTAATTAATAATGCAACCGGTACTGTAAATATTAATTATAATAGTTCTAGTACAGTTAATTCCATGGAATTACGTTTTAAAACAGATGATGTACTCACATACCCGACGTTGCCTAATTCAATGAATTTAATTACCATATCTGGTAGTCGACTTAATGTAAAATTAAATTATACTAGAGGTACATTAGGTACTTTAACTATATATGATCATAATTTTAATACAGCTACTACAAATGAAATTGAATTATTTGACGGTAACTGGTTGTCAATGTTAATTAGAAAAAATGGTACTAACTTAGATTTACATGTAAAAAAAGCTAAATATGGTAAAATTGTTGCTGCCGTATCTGCATCAATAAGTGGTTCATTTCCTACGAATGGACGTATAGAATTAGGCGGTATTGAAACAGGTGTATCTCGTTTACGTGGACAATTGCAAGAATTACGATTATGGTCTAGTAGTTTAAATGTATCAGTATTTGATAATCATGTAAAAGCACCATCTGCTTATACGTCTAACATAAATACATATAATGAATTAATTTATAGATTACCACTAACACAAAAAATTAATCATTCATTAACTAGTAGTCTAAGAGGAGTACAGCCAATATCATCTAGTATATCAGCATCATTTGCAAATTGGTCAACTGCTTCACCATATGATTCATTGGAAGAAACACAATATTTTGATTCAACATCTGCTGGTAATAATACGTATAATGATAATAAAATTCGAATCGAATCTAGTTATTTAAATGGTCAGTTAGATGTTAAGCAAAAGGCAGAAGTAAGTCAGTATGATACAGCTCCATATGATTCTAATCGAGTAGGTATATACTTTTCACCGCAAACAATGATTGATGAAGATATTATAGCTCACATGGGTTATATTAATATCAGTGATTATATTGGTGATATTGATAATACTACAAAAACATCATATCCAGATCTTATAAAATTATCAAATCAATATTATAAAAAATATGAAGCAAAATCTGATTTTAATTCATATATACGAATATTTAAACAATTCGATATGTCATTTTTTCAGCAATTGGATCAATTATTACCTGCTCGATCTAATGGATTAACTGGATTAGTTATACAGCCTACTTTATTGGAACGTAATAAAGCTACTATATTACCTATTGTTAATATTGAACATAAATCGTACAATGCTAAAGTAAATCTTAATAAAATTACTAGTATAAGTGCTGGTTATATACCATATACCGCTGTTACTACTAAAAATGTTAAAACGGGGATAGTAACAATTACAGCAAATACAAAACCACCAATGGTAGGAGCTGTTGTAATAATACCACAAGGTGCATCAATTACACCACCTCCGCCACTACCGACGTCGCCGATTACTAATGTTACTGGCAGTTCAAACCCACCGACATCAGCATTCAATCCAGCGGGAACTCAATTAAATGCACCTGGTGTTAATTTACCGACATCGACTGGTGGTGCACCGATTATACAAATTACAACATTAATTAATCCATCACCAACTATAATATATAACGGTGGCACTACGGGTAAAGGTGTATATACTAAATTTGGAAGTGGAACGTTTGCTACAACATTAGCAGCTAGAACAGCATATATTGCAGCTCAATCAATATATACGGCACCTGGAACTGATCCATTTGAATAAATAATTAATATAAATTTACAATAACAATATTTATTAATAAAAAAGAAACAATATGGGATATTTAGATAATTCTAGTGTTACGGTCGATGCGATACTAACACTTAAAGGTAGAGAATTGCTAGCAAAAGGCGATAGCGAATTTAATATTACTCAATTTGCATTAGGCGATGATGAAGTTGATTATAACTTATGGAATCCTAGCAATCCAGCTGGATCTGATTTTTTTGGTGCTGTTATAGAAAATATGCCAATATTAGAAGCAATTCCAGATGAGTCACAAGCGCTTCGTTATAAACTAATTACTTTACCAAAAAGTAGTTATTCGATACCAGTAGTAACGGTTAGTGGCGCGACTACTATTACATTAACAACTGCCGGCCAATCTAATACAATTGTACCTAATACTAATAATGGTGGAAATGCATCATTAGGATATACGGCGATACTTTCTGATACAGCCGTATGTAGTATACAAGCTTCGAAGCCATTAACATCAAAATTTATACCAACTGTTCCTAGATATTTAGGTGATAGTGCCGATGCAACGTCACAAGCTGTTGCTGGTTTTGAATTTACAATTATAGCTAAACAACAACCGGTTGAAACTAAGACAGCTACTATAACTATCATTGCAAATGAAACAGGTGGTAGTACTACTATTACCGTAACTGTTAACAAAATGTAAATAATTAAATAAATATTATGATAAATAAAATTCAAAATTTAAGAAATCGATCGTCAGTCGGTCAAACGACCGGTACTACTGCACCTGTATATACTGCGCAAGATATAATAGAGTATAATGCACTGTTAGCTAATGGTAAAGTATATACTAAATTCGATGGATCTAGTATAATTAAAGATAACGTACAAAAAATTACCGGGCCTATTTGGAGTACTGGGTTAGCTAGTTTAACTACACATTTTACATCATCTACACAAACAAATTTGCAACGACAATATTATGTAGATGTACAGAATGCATTGCCTAGTTTATCAGATTCATTTACTAATTATTCAATTGCATATGGAAATGCTGTAGGTAGTGGATCTGCAGTAAGTGGCGAAGTATCTGATACTCCGTCTAGAGCAATATATTCGCAATTTAAACAAATATTACTAGGACCAACTGATACTAGATTTACGACGTTTAATTCTGGTAGTACTGACAGTATATATGTTATATCGTTTAAACGTAGTCAATTAAAAGAACGTTTAGATATTGGAAATTTTGAAATTCCATTAGCTAATATAACTAGTAGATCTACTAACGCAACTGGTTCTGTTGCTATAGGATCAACTGTATTCACTGTAATAGATGATTCATCTATAGCATCATCTACGAAAGGCGAATATGGTAGAGTTTATAATTTAGTATCTGGTTCATTATTAGGTGGCGGTGTATATAAATCTGGTTCATTAGCTACGCCAGTTTATTATGGATTAGTATATCCAGATTATGGTATTATTATATTAGATGGTAATCGTTTAGATCAACAATTAGGATTTAGAACAAATGTTAGTCAGAGTTCAGAAGGAAATAATCAGTTTGCATTATTCAGCTCAATATCTGGTTCTGCATTGGTTACAAACCCAACGACTAGTGCGCCATATGGTTTCCAAGCAAGAAATTCAGAAAAAATTACTAGTACTAGATATTTCGTAAATATTAAATCTGCAGATTATAACTTTTCAAACAACCCATCATATGTAACAGGTAGTGTCGGTACACTTTCGCAAACTTCATTTATAAATGACCCAAAAGTATATATAACAACTATAGGATTATATAATGAACGTACTGAATTATTAGCGGTTGCTAAATTAAGTAGACCTATATTAAAATCATTTGATAGAGAAGCTAATATACAAGTTAAATTAGATTTCTAAATCAAAAAAAAACATCATAATTAGTAACCCGTTATATTTATATTAATATAACGGGTTTTTTTATACTATGAGTCTTAATAATTTAAATAATGAAATGTTTGCAGTAGATCCGCTAGTAGCTACTGTATTTAAGAAAATTCCTAAATCTGATGTAAAATGTAGTTTATTTTTTGCATATAAAACATGGACAATTCCATCTGGTAGTTCGTCAAACTTAATAACACCACTTAAAGCAAAATATTGTACTACTCAAACGTTATTAACGAGTGGCGCATTAGCAAATAAAGATAAAAATGCTAATGGTAGTTTACAAACAGTAACATATCATTCAATTAATAATTTAGTTTATAAACGTAAAAATCAACCATATCATACATATGGTGGTACTAATTTAAATAATACTAAAAAAGCATTATATGAATCAGCATCCATCTTATCATTTCCATATGCGGTAGTCGGCGAAGGTATTAAACCTGCATCATTTACATTTAATATACCTGGTACGGCATCTTTAAAAAGTGATAACTATGGTAATATTTATGATACTGGTATCGATACAAGTTCAATTATATCTAATACTAAGTTTTATGAAGGATTTAATGAATACTTCGATAGTACTAGGATATCTAATGTATTTAAATCATTAACCGCTGACACATGGCAAAGTTACAGTGGTGGTACTATGTTTCAATCTATCGAAGGTGTACCAACTACATCTGGAACTCAAAAATCAGTTGGATATGCTGCGCGATTTAATAATGTACCTACTGATGGCGTTGCTACTAAGATTAATGGTTCTTATAATAAAACAGATGATTATTCAGTATCATTTTGGATATATACACCTACTTATAAAATTGCAGAATCGCATGTAGTTGGATTAGATTCAAACCCGATATATCAAAATGGTATTGCTATGTATAGATGGCAGGGTGATAAATATCCATTTGACATAGTATTAACGTACGATAGAATAAAATTTGAAATTGCTAGTGATTCGTCTAATCGTACATATATGTATTCCGTAACATCAATACCAACAGCATCATGGACACATGTTGTATGCCAAAAAACAGGAAGTAATATAGAATTATATATTAATGGAACATTTAATACAAGTGCGTCGAGTGCATCATGGATAAATAAGACTGATACTAGTATTAGTAAGAATATTAATGAATTAACAATTGGTAATAAGATTTATCAATGGAATTATAAAAATTCTGCGAATACGTACCAATTAACTAGACCGTTAAATGGTTCTATAGATGAATTACGAATATATAATAAAGCACTTTCAGTTGCACAAATTTCTTTATTAAATAATAGAAATGAAACTACTGGTTCATTTTTACAAACAAATATTGTAGGTACTGTATTTCATAAACATGGATTAGCTGTAATATCTAGTCCACTTCCTAAATATAATAATATATTAAATTCAAACTATACTACTACACATAACAGTACTAAACGATTATATGAATTTAATGTATTAACTCGAGTACTTGCTAGTGAATTCAATATGTCGACAAATATGTCGTTATTAACAACTAATACTAATCAGTTACAATCATTTACTACAGGTAGTGATTTTTCGCCATATATAACAACAATTGGATTATATAATAAACATGGTCAGTTATTAGCAGTTGGTAAATTAGGACAAGCAATAAAAAAACGTGATGATGTTAATATGAATTTTGTAATACGTATTGATTTAGATATGAATATTCCAGGAAAATAATAAATTTAAATAATTGAAGAAATATATATGAAAACTGTATTAAATAAAATTTTATTAAAATTAGCTGAATCTGAATTAGCTAATCCGAATATATCACCAATTAACGAACAAGCTTGGGATAAACTTAAAGGTTTATTTAAACGAGATAAATATGATTATAATAAAACTACTAGTAGTGCACGAGAAGATAACGATGGGGATGTTATTAATATTGCTAACTATATAATAGATCCACCGATGGAATATGCTACAATTGATAGTCCATGGGGTAAATGGCGACCTGCACAAGGCCGAAGACATTTAGGTATCGATATGCGAACAGATCCAGGTACTCCTGTTTATGCCGTCCGACCGGGAACTGTAGTTAAAATCGGTGATGACCCAACTGGGTGGGGTACATATGTTATTACTAAACATGAACCATTTAAATCAGCTGCTACTACACTAGGTGAAACGTTTTATGCATTATATGCACATTTAAGCAATATATCGGTTTCAGTTGGAAGTGAATTAGATTTTGGTACTGTTATTGGTAAAAGTGGGGGTGCATTTGGAACTCCTGGCGCTGGTAATTCATCTGGACCACATTTACATTTTGAAATAAAAACATCGGAAGAAGGTGGATCGATCGATCCAGTTAAATTTTACGCAAAATACGGTAATACGTTTGAAAATCAACCGATACAACATTATAAATCTAGTAAAACTACAAAAAACATAAAATCTCCAGATTATATAGTTAATCCTGAAAGTGTAAAAACATCGACAATTGTACCAATCGAAACTGAGATTACAAATGATGTAAAAAATGATATTATATCCGGCGAAACTGTACTAGATGGATTTAAAATATATATGTTACCGGGTGACGAAACATATATGTATGGAATTCCGACTGATGAATTACCAAATGTAAAATATGATTGGTGGACTGTATCAGATACATTGAGTTCGTGGGTATCATTAAAATCTAAATTATCTCCGAATAAATATAATAAAGCTTTATCGATATTAAATACAGCTTTCCCGGGTGCTTTAGATCTGAATAAATTAGATACTACTACAACTGTACCGATTGCATCGACGTCGACATCAGCAAATCGTGCAACAACTCAAAATAAACCAACATCTACAGCGAAAAACAAAAAATCAGTATTTTCATATTTAGTAAAAGGTACTGTATATACATCGGATTCTGTATTAAAAAATAAACCAACATATAAATTATACAATTATAATAGTACACAGAAAAAATTTATACATGCGAGTAATGGTAAAATCGATGCAACAGATAGTATTATATATTTAGGACATGATTCGGAAAATAATTATATGTACGTACAAATTGTAAGTGCTGGTATTGATCCTGGTAATAAGAATAAATATTGGATAAGTGTTAATGATATTGAATTAAAAAAATAAAAGTTATGGCAAAAAATCATTGGCATTCTGGTAAATCTACTGGCATACGAGCTGAAGCATATAAATATGGTTATAAGTCAGGGTTGGAATTAACGGTTTCGAATTCTATTATAGAATCAGAGTATGAATTGAAATATGAAACTGAAACTGTTAATTACGTAGTTCCTGAACGAAAAGCAAAGTATACTCCTGATTTCGTATTTACAAAAAAGACTGGTAAATTGATGTTGATTGAAACAAAAGGTCGATGGACTGCAATTGATCGACAAAAAATGAAACATGTATTAGCATCCAATCCTGGCATAGATATTAGATTAGTATTCCAAAATCCTACACAAAAAATATCTAAAACTAGCAAAACTACATATGAAGATTATGCTATAAAACTAGGAATTACTCATATTGCTAAAAAATCAATTCCTGGTGAATGGTTATTGGAATGTGTTAAGAAAGGTGAGAATCCAACCGATGTTTCATCTTTTTTTAAACAAAGTTAATGAAAAGGTTGGATTTGTGAAATTTATTTACTATAACATTAATGTTGATGTAATTTATTATATTAATAGATTAATTCATTTATTGAATTGATCGTTAAGCCAGGAATGAAATGTATGTGCTTAACTAATATTAATTATTAATAATATAATATATATTTGGTATATTAATTAATTTATTATATAATATAATATGAAGAATATAAATTTATTACAGTTACTTGAATCTATATTAGGTAAAGGTAAATCTACATCTGGTAATAATATTGCATTCTTTTCTCCATTCGTATCTCACTATAAACCTAAATTAGAAATTGATATTAATACAACATCTACTGGAGAAAATCCATGGCACTGTTGGATATCTGATAAAAAAGGTAGATCTATAATATCATTATTTAAACAATTAAATCTATCAAAAGATAAATTCGATCAGTTATCTAGAATAATCGATGTAGCAAAATATAGAACTAATACTCCCACTACAGAAAAAGTAATTGCATTACAATTGCCAGATGAATATAAACCATTATGGATTTCTAAAGTATCTCCAGATTATAGAAATGCAATTCATTATTTAAAAAATAGAGGTGTTACTATATTTGATATTTTAAAATATAGAATCGGTTATTGTGAATCTGGCCAATATAGTGGTAAAATACTTATTCCTAGTTATGATGAAGATGGTCAATTAAATTATTTTGTATCTAGAGCATATTATAAAAGTGATACACAAAAACATAAGAATCCAAATATTTCAAAAGATATTATTGGATTTGATATGATGATTAATTGGTCAGAACCAATTGTTTTATGTGAAGGTGCATTTGATGCGATTGCTGTAAAAAGAAATGCAATTCCATTATTTGGAAAAATAATACAACCGGCACTCCAAAAGAAAATTATTGAACAACGTGTTAAAGACATTTATATATGTCTAGATTCTGATGCAATTAAAAATGCATTAACTATTGCTGAGAAATTTATGGCCGAAGGTTTAAATGTGCATTTAATTGAAATACAAGATAGAGATGCATCTGAATTAGGATTTTTAACAATTAATAAAATTATAGAACAAACTCCAGAATTAACTTTTAACCGGTTAATGGAATTAAGAATGTCATTATTATGGAAATAAAAAAAATAGAAACTGGTATAACTAAACTTAATAAATTATTTCATGTTTCAGATATACACATTAGAACACTAAAACGACATACTGAATATAAAGAAGTGTTTGATCGTTTATTTTCATACATTACTGACAACGCAACTGAAAATGATGCTGTTGTAATTACTGGAGATATTGTTCATGCAAAATTAGATATGTCACCTGAATTGGTACAATTATTAGTATATTTCTTCAGTGGATTTAATATACCTACAATTGTTATATTAGGTAACCACGATATGAATTTAAACAATATGCACCGAATAGATGCAATTTCTCCGATATTAGATGTCATTAATAAACCTAATATTACTTTTATAAAAGAGAATGGATTGTTTGAATATGGGGGTGTTGTATTTAATCATATGGCAGTTGATGTAGCACCATCTAATTATATAATGGCTGATCAATTTGACGCTACATATAAAATTGCAATGCACCATGGTGCTGTTAATTCTGCTAAAACAGATATTGGTTATACTATATCAAATGAAAATGTAACTACTGCAATGTTTGCTGGTCACAATATTACATTGTTAGGAGATATTCATAAACCGGCTCAATATTTAAATGATGAAAAAACTATTGCATATCCAGGAAGTTTAATTCAACAAAATTATGGTGAAGCATTAAATCATGGAATATTAGTTTGGGATATCGAAACTAGTTCGGCTGAGTTTGTAGAAATTGTTAATGACTATGGTTATGTTACATTTGAAGTTAATGATACCACATTAGTTAAATCACCAACTCAAGTACCATTGAAACCGCGTGTAAGGATAATATTTAATGGTACTACTGCAGCTGATATGAAAAAAATTATTACGATGATTCGTAGTAAGTATCAAGTGCAAGATATTTCAATACAACGTAAATCTGATTCTGTTACAGCAAATACTAATTCTAGTATCAATATTGGAAATGTAAGAGATGTTGAATATCAAAACACATTAATAACTGATTATATTGGATTAACTTTTCCAATGGCAACAGCTGAGGAATTAGATGCAATTAGACATATTAATCGTACAATTAATTCAAAGTTGCCAGTATTAGATTCAGTTCGGCACGTAACTTGGCATCCGGTATCATTTAAATTTGATAATATGTTTTCATATGGTGAAAATAACATTATTAACTTTGAAAACATAAATGGTGTAAATGGTTTATTTGCAGCAAACACATCTGGTAAATCATCATTATTAGATGCAATTACTTATACTATTTTTGATAAATGTAGTAAAACTGGTAAAGCACATGAAGTATTAAATAATAAAAAATCACATTTTAAGGGTGAATTTTCTTTTGAAATGAATGGAATTATTTATACAATCATCCGGGAAGGTATTAAAAGAAAAGATGGGCATGTTAAGGTTAATGTTGAATTTTATACTGAATCGGAAAATTTAAATGGTGATGAACGAAGTGATACAAATAAAAATATTCGTAAATATTTAGGTACATATGATGATTTTATATTAACTGCATTTTCATTACAGGCAGATAATAATAATTTTATTGAAAAGTCGCAAAGGGAACGAAAAGATTTATTATCTCAATTTTTGGATATTGCTGTATTCGAACAGTTATCAGCATTAGCTATTGATGATAGTAAAGAAACAGCTGGAAAGATTAAAGAATATAAGAAGACTGATTTCGATATTATCATTACAGAATCAAATAATATTATTATCGATAATCAGGAATCAATAATTAATTTTGAAACTGATGAAGATGTATTACAAGATAATCGAAATACAGCACAAAATGAAATTGTAGAATTAATTGAATCAAAACAACCAACTTCATATACAGGTCCATCAATTACCGAATTAGAAAATAATGAAACTGAATTAACAAATAAAATCACTAAATTACAAAATGACATCGAACTGTCTGAAACAAAATTAGATAAATTAGCATCAGATTATTTAGTACTCAAAAAAAATATTCGTAAATATAATGAAACAGAATTAAAAACATCGGTCGACAAATTAAGTGTATATGAATCGGAAATTGCTGACATACAATTAACTGTTAACCAACAACAGGAAATTATCAATGCAAAACAAGAAAAAATTAATCACCTTACCGACCATCAATATGATAAGGAATGCAAATACTGTACATCTAACATATTTGTACAAAACGCAATCGAAGCTCAAAATACAATTGAAACAGATTATCAGTTATTAAAATCATATCAACAAGAAATTGATACATTAACTGAATATACGAATCATTTAACTAATTCTTTAACACACTATAACGAATTACAATCATATAAATTGCAACATACAACTAAGAATTCTGAAATTAAAACTGCAGAATTACAATTACAAATTTTAGAAAATGAATTGCAAACTAATGAATCTGAATTAGAATCAACATTAGAACGACAAGGTTTATTTAAATTAAATGAATCTGCAATTATACATAATGCTGCAGTTGATGTTAAAATAACAGAATTAAAAAGTTCAATTGAAACATATAATACTGATATCAAAACAACAAACAATTTAATTAAATCAATGCATGGTGCAATTGAGGTTGCTAAAACAAAAAAATCATTAGCAATTACTCAATTGGACATTTATAAGCAATTAGAAATTGAATATAAAGCATATGAATATTATTTAAAATCTGTTAGTAGAGATGGAGTACCATATGATATTATCTCAAAAGCTATTCCTAAAATTGAAACTGAAATAAACAATGTTTTAAATCAAGTTGTGGATTTTAATATGGTTCTTCAAACCGATGGTAAAAATATCAATGGATATATTATTTATGATGAAGATAACTTTTGGCCATTAGAATTAACATCTGGAATGGAAAGATTTATTTCTTCGTTAGCAATTAGAATTGCATTAATTAATGTATCCGCATTACCTCGTCCTAACTTTATAGCAATTGATGAAGGTTGGGGTAGTTTAGATCAAGAACATATTTCAGCAGTTGTTAATTTATTTGAATACTTTAGAACTAAATTTGATTTCTCAATTATTATATCACATGTTGATTCTATGCGTGATATGGTTGATAATTTAATTGAAGTAAACAAAATAAACGGATTTAGTCAAATCATTCATTTTTAGTATAGAATTATGTTTTGTAATATTTATATAAAAATGAATGATTCTATATGGATAATACAAAACCGCTATACACCGGATTATACAAGACACCTGTTTTTTATGTAGATGATAGTGAAACATCTCCTGATCTATTTCAAATAAAAGAATTTCCAACACAATTTAATGCTGGAAAAAATATATTTAAATTACGAGGGCATTATAAAAATCTACGAGAAAATAGTGGATTATACATTGAAATATTAGATTATGAAAATGAACCTGTATATTTCGAAATTGCTGATAGTGTAGACGAAGATGGTTCATTATCAATTGTTGTTTATATAGATCAAACGACACCAAATGGTTCTTGTACTGTTACTATATTAGGTGAAGCTATAATTGTAGATTCATTACTAGTACCGCTAGAATGGCAACGTCGAAATAATATAATGTGGCAACGTACTGTTTTAGTTAATTCATCTAAAACTAATACTGCTGATATTACATTTGATAAAAAGCCAACTATAACGATACACGAACAAATTAGTGTACAACTAGATCGAAAATATGATACTACTCAAACTATAATATATAATAGTGGATCTGTTCAATTTAAATCAAGCAACGGTGCACCGTTATTAACAATATCAAATGGTAACTTTACATCTAATATGGTTGGTGGAACTGTTACTGTTAATACGCCGATTAATCCGTTACCGGTATCTAAACATATAACTGGATCGATACCATATTCATCTATTATCGAACGGGTAATATCAACTAGTAGTATTTTATTACGATCTGAATATTTAATTGACCCTAGTCAAAGTTTATATGGTCATCGATATGATATGTTCGATACATCATTATATTCACTTAAATATGAAGCATCGCCAATATACTTAACAACTGAAAATTCTGAATCATATGCATTAATTGAAATTAATGATTTACAACCAGTTACAGGTGATATTACTCGTATAAAGGTATTTGCAAATAATTCTGGTACTATAGGTAATTGGGATCTATTAAGTGATGTTGCATTAAATGATATTGAAATATTTGTTACTAGTACAGCATCTATAGAACCATATGAACCAATTGGATTTATTAAATCTAGTTCAATTATAAATACATATTATGAATCTACATCATACAATGGATTTAATATTGTCACCGGACCGACATTATTATATAGTAATACAAATTTACCAAATTCTCTATATATTAATTCAACTAGAGATATATCTGCTAGAAATAATATAGATGTAGTAAAAATTAAAGATCAATATAGTGGTAAATTTATTAAAGATGCATCTTATAAACTTAACTTAACAGCAATAGGTAATCGAACTATTGCTACAGGTAATACAGATCCGGTTATTTCATTTTATTTATCTGGTAGTGCATTTAATTCAAATGTTACTGATTATTTTAATCACGAATTACCAATTAAAGTTGGAAAATATATTGGTAATTTACATAGTAAAAATAATACCAACAGATTTGATAATGTTACTATTAAATTTACAGCAGATAAAACTGGTACTGGTGTTTTATATTATTTAATAGAAGGCGGCCAATGGCAAATTGCTGATATACAATTAACAACAAATAATGAACCTGGTTATACTCCAAATTATACTCGTATAAGAACAAAAATACCTACATCTCATAAATCAGGCGTACAACAATCATTCAAAGTAGAATACTATAATTCACGTGGAGTAAAAAGTGAACATAGTACAATATCAGAACCAATTGATTGGGTTGGTGGTAATCATTATATTGATGGTGATTATAATCTAGTAACCGGTTCCTTATTCGTTGCTGATAAATTATCTACCGGTATTGAATTTATCGGACAAATTGATTCTGGTATGATACGTACCGTTGGGTATGATGGATTTAATGCTAAACATAAAGGAATGATGATCTGGTCCGGATCTGCATTATCTAGTTCTACAACTGAATATAAAGGTACTGGTTTGGAATTATATTCTAGTGATGATAATTATTTTAGATTTGCAACCGATCCATCTGAAACTAGTTCATTATATATTAAAACCGAAACATTCTATTTAGGTAATTCATCATCATTTATAAGTTCAGATAGTGGTACTATAACAATGTCTGGATCTATTGTATTTGATGCAGTAACAGTACCAACAGCATCATATGCATTAACAGCATCATATTATACAGAAACCGATCCAATATTCATATCTAAATCTAGTAGTTTAGCAACAACTGGTTCAAATACATTTTCAGGCAGTCAAACAATTAATGGTAACTTAACAGTAATCGGTACTGCTTCGTTTATGTATACAACAGCATCAATTGTTCAAGTAGGCACAAATACAATTATATTGAATACTGATAATCCTGCAGCTCGTTTTGGTGGTATGACTGTGATAGATTCTGGATCATTCGGTAATTCATCTACGGGTTCATTGTTATGGGATTCTCAAAATAATCGTTGGATATATTCAAATCCATCTGGATCTACGTATGATGGTGGTTTACTAATGTCTGGTCCTCGTAATACATCTGGTTTAGGTAATGAGGTTGGTGTAATTAATAACTTTTTAGTGGTAGGACAAGGAGCTGATCATATTTCATCATCTGCAATATTTCATAGTAGTTCTATTACTCAAATTACTGGATCATTATTAGTTACTAATGGTATTACTGGTTCATTATTTGGAACTGCAAGTTATGCATTAACATCTGCAAATCCAGTAAATATCGGCAATACTAATTTAACAATAACAGCAAATACAACACGAGTATTAAGTCATTCTGGTACTAGTAAATTTATAATTTCAGGCTCTACATCAACTAATGCTGCATTAGAAATAGAAAGTACATCAACCGGTAACAGTCGTATATTAGTTATGCGACAACAATTAAATGGCGAATCTACTAAATATGCACAGCGAAGTATAACAACCGGCGGTGATAGTTTAGATTCTAGTGAATTTAATGGATGGTCGACTGATTCGATATTTGAGGCAACTGGCAGTAGTACACCAGTCCCACCAAATAAACTTAAAGGATTTCAATGGGCAATATTTAATGGTACTGACTATATACTTCCATTAAATATATCATCTAGCGGTAATATAGGAATCGGTACAACATCGCCATTTACTAAATTAACAGTTAATGGGACACTATCAATAACAGGTACTGCTAATAGTAACGTTGGTAGTTTTTATATAGATCATCAAGGAGTGCAAGCATGGAAATTTGGTGTTTCTGCATCGAACACATCGACATTAAGTATTGGTAATGATTTAGGTGGGACTTTTGCGAATAAAATATTAAACATTACTAATGCAGGTAATGTAGGAATCGGAAACACAAATCCAGTAACATACACTAATTATACGTCGTTAACAATTGGCGATAATAGTGCATCAAAAATAGGATTAATTAAATTAAGAAGTAATTATAATAGCGGTGATGGTGCTGAAATATATCAATCTAGTACCGGGGACATTCGTCTAAATACAAATAGTTTAACTAATTCACTGTTTATGTCAGCATCAGGTAATGTAGGTATTGGTACGACGTCGCCAATATCTAAATTGCAAGTAGGTGATGTGACGACTAATTCAAATTTGCTCTATAGAGGATTAATATTACAAGGAGGATATTCAACTACAGTACAGCGTCAACAGAATTTAATGACATTTAGTGCACTAGGATCAACATATATTAATTCAAATCCATTTAATGATACCATTATTGGTAACGATAGAAATTGGCATATCGGTTCAGTATCAGATGTTGATTATTTTCAATCACCTCGTTTTAGTTTCATAATATCCGGAAGTGAAAAACTAAATATTTTGCAAAATGGCAATGTTGGAATTGGACAATCCACTCCGCGGAAAACATTAGAAATTGCTGGTGATATTATTACAACCGGTACCGCATCATATTATGATGTTGCAAATGGTAACACATTTGATTTACGACCAGTTAATTATGGATTCGGATTACGTTTAAAACCACATAGTGCCGCAAGTGGTGTAACGAATAGAAATTTTCAAATTGGTATGTGGGATAATGTGAATACGTATTATCCATTAACGACGATTGATGATATTGGTAACATGGGTATCGGTACGACGACACCGAATGCTAAACTAGATGTAAATGGTAATACAATTATTACCGGTTCATTAAATAATGGAATTACAAACATTTCACGTGGTTTATATTCACATGCTGAAGGTACCGGTTCTGTAGCATTTGGTGATTATTCACACACTGAAGGTTGGCGAACAATTGCATCGGGATCATTTTCACATGCAGAAGGAGCTCAAACAATTGCATCCGGATCATATTCTCATGCAGAAGGACAAGATACGATAGCTAGAGGTCAAAGTTCACACGCCGAAGGTGATATTACACGAGCTATAGGTACTATATCTCATGCCGAAGGTAGAAATACACAAGCTATTGGTACTGGTGCACACGCTGAAGGTGGCTTATCAATCGCTCATGGCGATTTTTCTCATGCTGAAGGTTATCAAACATTAACATCTGGATCTGGTGCACATGCTGAAGGTTATCAATCGAAAGCTATAGCGCCAAATTCACACGCCGAAGGTGGTAGTCCAGATTACGTAGGTTCCGTTATACCAGGTGGAATTGCATTTGGGACCGGATCTCATGCAGAAGGCGCTGGTTCGATTGCATCCGGATCATTTTCGCATGCAGAAGGTTATGCTACTATAGCGCGAGGAGATGCCTCGCATACAGCTGGAATTGGTACAGTTGCTAATGGCAATTATCAATCAGTAATTGGTACGTATAATATATCTTCATCATTCCATAGTGCATTTATTATCGGTAATGGTAATTTTAATACCGGTGTAAGATCTAATCTTGTATTTGCATCTGGATCATCATTCCAAATAACCGGGTCGATTGATTTCGATATAGTAGGATTGAACAGACATGCAAAAATATTTACCGGAACAACACCAAATCCAAATACGTTTGGAGCTACGACTCTTATTAGCGGATATGGCGAAAACGGTTATGGTTTAATATTACAATCAGGTGATGGCGTTGTTACAAATGATGTCGGAGGTATAAAAATTACAGATGATGGGGTTGCAATTTGGGGTTCTGGTGATAATGATTTATTTAGAGCTGTCAATGAAGATTCAAATGATTTGAAGTTTGTAATTACTAATAACGGTCAAGTAGGTATAGGTATGACTACTGGGTCAACTGCATATCAATTACACTTAAGTAACGATAGTGCAGCAAAACCTAGTACGAATACATGGACTATATCATCAGACAGCAGAATTAAAGAAAATATTATTGAAGCTGATTATGATATATGTTATGACATTGTTAAAAATTTACCATTAAAACGATATACTTGGAAACAAGAAGCATATACTAATGAACAGGTAATTGATCGTACCAAACTAGGATGGATTGCACAAGATGTTGAATCGGTATTTCCAAAAGCAGTTGCAACGCATTCATTTAATGGAGTTGGTGATTTCCATATAGACGACTGTAAGTCATTAAATTCAGATCAAATATATGCGGCAATGTATGGAACTATAAAAAAATTAATTAGTGAAAATGATATATTAAAATCTGAAATACAAGCAATTAAAACACATATCGGTTTATAATAATTGTATTAGAATCTAAATAAACTATATTTATAACAAAAGATATATAATGGCAGAAATAAATACACATAACATTACAGTATTATTTCCAGGTGGTTTTAAACCATTAACTGGTGCACATATGGCACTCGCTCAACGATATGCTGAAAATCCAGAAGTAGAACGAGTTATTTTATTAATCGGAGAAAAAGAACGAGAAGGAATTACTCGCGATAAAAGCATCGAAATCTTCAATTTAATAAACTCAAATCCTAAAATTGAAATTGAGCCAACTGCATTCAATTCTCCTATAATGGCTGCATATGAATATTTATTTGCATTACCACTAAATTCGACAGGTCGTTATGCAATGGCTGCATCTGCTAAAGGCGATGATTATGTTAGAGCAATGGATTTTGTTCCAAATGTAGATAAATATAAAACGGTTGGTGATAAAAAAGGAAGAACAATTCCTTCTACTATAGATGCAATTGAATTACCGGTATCAGTAGATCCATTATTATATGCAACCGGTGAACCAATATCAGCATCATCATTACGTGTAGCAATTGTTAATCGCGATTATGAAACATTTCATGCAAGTTACCCTAATATAGCACCAGATAAAATTAAACAAATTTGGTCATTATTAACAGGTATATCTGAATCTGTTTTTAGCAAAGATTGGTGGTCATCTATATTCGAAGGATCCATGGGTGAAAAGAATAAAGAAAACCACGATGTTAAAATAAAAAAATTGAGAAGTTTTTTAGATGCAAATCATGATAAAAGTTTCCAATATGATTTTGATAAATTTGTTAAAACAGTAGTTGGTGCAAAAATTGAAGAATCGGTATTAAAAGAAAATTATATTACTAGACAGGAATTAGCTGAAATAGAACCAGTATTAGATGGCTTTTTTAGAGAATATGGAATTGATATTGATTTTCAAGGAGATCAAACACATTTCTTAGATAGATTGAATGATCCTAGAAATGAAGCTCCTATATATATGGATGAATTGAAAGATTTATTTCATGATTTATCAGATGAGTACGGCGATCAAATTGCAACCCAATTAAAAAAACATAATAACCCAGGTGCTATAGAATCAAATTATCAATTTGATATACCAATACATATGCCATTTATGTTGCAATGGAACAGTAGAGAAAAAATGATTGAATTAATTCCTAAGACAATTAAAAAACAATCTCGTCCATGGGTAGCTAGTGATAAAAGTCAAGTTGTATATAGAATTGAAAATATACAAAATGGTAATGAATCTCATAAATCATTATTAACCGAAGGTGGTGCTGGTGGACACATGGCACATCCATATGATAATCACGGATTAACATTTGGTGATATGAAGGAAATGATATCCCGAGCATTGTCAGGACGTTTAGATATTGAAGAAGCTGTAACTGAAAAGACAGATGGTCAAAATATTCAAGTAACATGGAAGAATGGTCAAATTGGTTTTGCTCGTAACAAAGGAACTGTTATTAATCCAATGACCACTGCTGAGTTACAAGCTAAATTTGATAATCGTGGACCTATCTCTGAAGCATTCGGTGGCGCTGGTGAAGATTTACAAGAAGCATTCAGTCGAATAGCACCAGATCAATTAAATAGTATTTTTAAAAATGGTCGAGTATTTGCTAATATGGAAATCATATATCCAGCAACTAAAAATGTTATTGCATATGAAACAGCAGTATTACAATTCCACAATTTAGTTGAATATGATGAAGCTGGAAATATTGTAGAAACAGATGCAGCAGGTGGTGGTTTAGTTCAACGAATCATACAAGAAGCAAATGCACATTTACAAAAAACATTTAAAATTATTCCTCCTCAACAAATTAAACTAGGAAGATTAGCCGATTTTGAAGACCAACAGACTACATTCTTTTCAGAAGTAGATCAATTAAGAAACAAGTTTAATTTAAAAGATACTGATTTAGTTACTGAATACCATAAGGCATGGTGGGGTGATGTAATTAAAACAAAAGCTACGGAATTAGGATATGAAATTTCACCTGCTACACTATCTACATTGATATATAGATGGGCATTTAATGATAAATCAACATCAATTGTTAATATTAAAAAACAAATTGCAAATCCTGAATTATTAAATTGGGTAGTTGATTTTGATAAACAAGATTTTAAAAAGTTTCAAAAACAAAACATGGAACCATATGAATCTATATTTTTAAGATTAGGCGCAGTCGTTTTAACAAATGCTTCAAACTTTTTAGCAGTTAATCCTAATACCGCAGTGCAAGCAATCAAAACGGATTTGGCTCAATTAATTAAAGAATTACAAACCAGTAATGATATTAAGACATTAGACAAATTAAAGGTAGAATTAGGACGTATACAACGACTCGGCGGATTTGAAGCCATTGTACCATCTGAAGGCATAGTATTCACATACAAAGGCAATACATATAAATTAACGGGTGCATTTGCTCCGATTAATCAAATTTTAGGAGTATTAAAGTACTCACGCTAATATTTATATTAAACAATAAGGTAATAACTAGATGGCTAAGCAATACAAAAAACCAGAAAATGCAAAATATAAATCAAGAACTGATTTAAAAGATTATACTACAGATGATAAAGATGGAGGAATGAATCCTAAATCTACTGGTGAAAAACAAACTAATGTTCTTAGAAAAACAGATAAAGAAGTTGTTGATACTGGTGATATGTATGTAAAATATAATGCAGATGACCGATTATATAAAGATATCGAAGATGGTGAGTATGATCCAAAGCATGCTTCTAAAGTTTTAAAGAAACGACAAGATGCTGATGAAAAATTAAGTAAAGACCAACTTAAAGATAAAGTTGAAAATTTGACACGAGAAGGTAAAGAATTGTTTATTAGAAAATATATACAAGCAAATATTTTAAAAATATTAAAAGAAGCTGAAGAACCGGTAGACCCAAATGCAGCACCAGTAGTAGATCCTACATTAGCAGCACCAGTAGATCCAGCAATGGCAGCTCCGGTAGATCCAGCAGCTCCGGTAGATCCATTAGCCACTGCACCCGCTCCGGTAGATCCAGCAGCACCAATTGATCCAGCAGCAGCTGTTGATCCAAATGCTGCACCAGTTGCACCAGTACCAGAAGCACCTGCAGCAGAAACAGTTACCCCGATATCTCAAGTAAAATTGGAATTAGCTGAAAAAAATACAGTTGAAAAAATTGATGCATTGACAGATGTAATTGCAAATATGTTTAAACCAGACACAAAAGTTCAAAGTAAAATACATTTTTATAAATTGTTTTTTGGTGAGTTATTACAACAACGAGGTGCACTCGTTCAAACAGCAAAACAACAACCAAACAAACCATCAGCAGAATCATCTGACGAAATATCAAACCAATAATAAATAATACATGGCAAAAAAGTTACAGAACATCAAAGCTCTTCAACAAATGTTGGAGGGTGATCACAAATTTCAAACAAAAACATCAGTCGGATTTTCTGATGCTGACTCTACGGCAAAGAAAAATGAACAACATG